GTTACACTCTGGCGAATGACAAGCTCGAGATATATGACCTATTGGAAATGCTGAAAACCAACAAAAACAAATGGCATGGTAAGCTCTTATCATCACAAAAATGGCAAGTGTAACAATATTATGAATACGGCACAAAACCCTTGTTATCACGGGATGAGGCAGAGTATATCAGACAAGTTCGAGCTTTTTATGATTTGCATGTCCATTCGTTGGTTTGTGAATACACGAGTCATTTCTTCTAACACAAGCGCACCATTTTACCGTCTTCAGCAAACGTTGCCACGATGTTCCGTAAGTTCACAAAAGTGCTGACTTATGATCCAGACCACGATACATACACAGTATTTGGTAAGAATGCTTAAACTTTCATTTCCCTGGTGTAAGGAAAGTTCAAAGATTTGTTCCGTGATGACGTGAAAGAAACCGTGAGGTTCGACTCAACATCCTGGTCAACACAGATCGGTAGGTAAGTTTTTGGAACTATCGACGTATTACGGTAAAATATCCACATCGAAAATGCTCTGGCTCGAATTGATTAAACTGCAACTTATGAATTAAACTAAAATAAATTGTAGAAATGCGCTCTAGTACCGCATCAACCTTCCAGTAATATTATTATGAGTCTCATCGATTTCGTGAAATTAGTCAATCCTATAAACGTCGCCGAAACCAAAGCTATCAGAGATGCCTTTGGATAGGCTTTGAAAACATATGATATCACGCTGTTATCCAAAGACGACAATGGCCGGCTTATAGCAGAAGGTGGTAGTTTGCAAGGTTATGATATTTTCGGTGGGGTATTGCCAGTTTTGGATTACTACAACGACCCATAAATTTATGTCATCCATGTCAAATCCACTGAAGATTTGAATGAAGTGAAAAAGATTCTTGGTTAATGTGCTGTGGCCCCGGCTATAGTTCATATTAATTCTATTTACTACGGGATGCTGCTTAAATCGACGTCTCGTGCCGTGGCGCGTTCAATAATTAAACCTATTAACACCCACAATGACAAGATGGGCTTCAATTGGAGTGTTGCTGAAAATAAATGGACGTCATCTATTTAAACGGACGGCGATAAAATCTTACCTGATTAATTTGATGACAGTGCCTACAAAAACTTGATGAAAGACGTCGTTAAGGTGAATTTCAACGACAGATATGGGAAACGAGATGATATATTAAAAGCGTCGAGACAAAGAGGTGGTCAGGAACAAGTTATGCCTTTTCAGAAAATTGATGTCAGGAACATACAAGCATATGCCCATTAGAATTCCGCCAACTAACCCAACTAAAGCTTTGATTCCCTTGCCGCAGCTTAGGGCCTGGCCGATGACGTGTCTAAACAATTACACGCTTTTGACCGTTGTTCACGTATTATCCAAGGAATTGAAGCCAATGACGCTTACGTCCGTTGTTCTTTCTATCCTGAACTTTTTAGTGCTCG